TGGGTCAATGTGCGCTGCTTCATCCATTATCAAAAGGGATAGTGCTTCAGAACGTCCGGCGTCAGGTGAACTAGCAACAGCTTTGATTTGGGAACCGTTAGCGAATCGGAGAGATAGTTTATTGTCTTCCTCACAATTCCCTCGCAGCCAAATCGGAAGATTCTGGTGCATGATGCGAACTTTCGTTACGAGGTTCTTGGCTACATCCTGTTTCGTAGCGATAACCAAAATATTCTTGTCCTCATGGAACATCATCAACCACAAAGAGTATCCAGCGGTAAGCGTTGATAGCCCTATTTGTCGTGCTTTATTGACAATAGTGTAGTCACCACTTTCGAACGTGTTAATGGTGTCTTCTTGATAGTCATAAAGCTGGAAATAGATTTTTCCTTTCATCGGATGCTGAATGACGCAGTACTTGCGCATGAAGTACGTTGGATCTTTAGCGCACTTCTTATACTCCCTTTTGATTATATCTCGTAGAGGTATCTTCGGCTTAACTGCTGTAGTCATTACTCCGTCTCACTTTGTAATTTTTCCAATTCTGCTAAATGACCCTTCAAAACATCAACATCACTTGAAACCTCTTCTTTTATCGGGCCGTGGTCCATTTCCCACTCCTCAAAACGTCCATCCATAAAATGGTTTTGTGGATTTGAAAGTTCATCTCGAAATGATTCTAGTTCCGATATCGTTTCTTTGGCCCACGAAATGGCATTGGCTCTCATCAATGATATCTGATATTTTTGCCACGTACCATCCAATCTCATTTGAGTTTCTTCCTGCACCACACAGTCATAGCATTTGCTTTTCTTAAGCCACATCTTGTCATCCAAACGAGTATTCATAGACTTACCACACACCGGACACCACCAAGGGCGTTTAGCATCCTGCAATTTACTGACAGAACGTTTCGTACCCTTCTTCATTTCCCACGTCTTACCATCTTCTTCCCAAACGTCTCCCTCTTCACGCTTTATTGTCTCCGGCACATACATACTAACCTTGAGCGCTTGATCCTTTTTAAGAACACCGCCCATTTTCTCACGAACTCTGCGAATCGCGTCCATACCCTCTGAAACATCTTTGGTTTCGCGGGCGTTTGGAACGGTGGATTCAAGAGTGTCCCCTTTCCATGGTCTATACTCAGTCATTGTAACCCCTTTTAAGCATGTGTATCCTCTTATAACTATTCATCTTACTCGCCTTTAACTATACATTCTTTTATATTTATAGTAAGTAGGTATACTAACTTGTAAGGCGTGACAACGATCTGTTACGGTTTTGTTGTACACACACGCTTCCATAAATTGTTCTTCTGTAATTTTTTCACGTTCCCAACGTCGCGTTCTAGCCTCTGATAGTTTTTTCCTATATTCCAGCGTATTATATACACTGGTTTTGTCTAGCCAAATATTAGAAACAGTATTAGAAATCATTTCTTTATGTTCTTTAGAAACTATCCTTCCTTTTAGCTTTTTACTTATATCTGGCCGTTTCTTCCCCCTCCAGTACCCACTTTGAACGTTCTTTTTACCCCTATTCCAAGGACCATTTTCTTTTACATAATCTATAAGAGGCGTAGGATCAGATTCTATTCCTTGCATCTTCTGTAATCCGTCTGAACTATAAATTTCCTCCCAAGTCTTTCCTAATCTTTTACTTCGGTTGGCTTGGACCGCAAATTCATTATATCCACCAGTTCCTCCTTCAATAATATTATAATAATTTGGATCATCTACGGCACCTAACTTATTTATCCAATATTTTTCTCTTTCATTCAATTCTTCTAAAGAGTTACAATACTCTATAACTCGTTTTTGAAATTTTTCTATACCATATTTTTTCAAAGCATACTGTAATAACTTACCCGAACCATAATAAGTCGGGTCGTTATTACTATCCTGTCCAATATATTTTTTCCCGTTAACCGTATTAATCGTTTCATAAATAATCATCATAAACTCCAGTATACATATATAAGTATACCAGTAAATATAATTAACGACTATATTTTAACATCCCTAAAAGTTGATTTAAGGGCGAAAATGTACCAGTTAACTTGTAAACTTTGTCCCGATATACAAAAACTACTCCTTCGGTTGGAACGATTTTATCAACTCCGATGGAATTTAGCTTCTCCAACTGCGATTTGAATTTTGCTAGTTGATCAATGTTGTCCGAATTCGCCATACTCTTAGATGATTTCTCTAATTCCTTTCTAAGTTGCTGTGCTCCTTCGTCCGGAGACGCAGATAACAACCCACTAGCGTTCTGTAGAATCTCAGCACCCAGTTGCAAGAACAATCGTTCAAATGGAGCAATGTTTGATCTGAATTGAGCCTGTTTTCCTGACTTATCAAATCCTAGTGCCCATTGTAAAAACTTCTCGTTATCAATCGTTCGTTTCATGTTAGCTACAGTGTAACCACCCATATTTTGAAACGCCCATCGCTGTAGTAGACCCATAAACACGTTATTCGACATACCGAAACGATATTTTCTGGCCTGACCTTGGATAAAATCTTCCCACCAACGTTGGTGCCACATCATCACGGGGTCACTGTCTTTCAATCCGTATTGATTTTGTAGTTTCGTAATTCGGCCGTTGTAAACTCCCTTACGAATACCGAAATTCTTTGATTTTGGTAACTGAACTACGATTGGGCCCGAAAATTGAAACGTCTTTTGGACATTTTGGTTGACTTGCTTTATCATTCCCGCCAACGTGCGGCCGGAGTCCCCATCCGTCCCAATTGCCTTACCACTATCATCATATTCGATTGTGTTATGGAGTACCAACATATTGTGCCCGTATGGGATGACGTTTTGGGCGGCAGGGAGAAGGATTTCGATGGACATAAACTTACTTCCTCCAGCGAAAGTCTTCTCCAATTGCGTTGGTGACAACGCTAGGATAGCCTTCTCCAAATCTTCCGCGGCACCGGAGAATGCAATACTCACTTCACCCCTACCCGCGAACATTTGCTTAACCCCATCGACGTTCATCGCATTAACGCCACGGTTTTTGGTGTGACTCATATTGCGAGCGAAAACGACACCCTTGTCTATTCGGTAACTGACCGAGATATTTTGCCCATCCAACTTTTCCGTAACTGGTGCTTCGACATTTAGATTTCCTTCAAGTCCCAACTCTACAATCTTCTTGAGATCACCAAAGGTCAAATCCATATCATCGAACGGGTGAGCCATATGTCCTGCTGCGCCACCCTCCTTCATCAACAATACTCTACTAATCATATCATCACCTATTAGATTATATTCTTCAGCCAATTCTTCTATCTCATCTGATTTTGACATTCGGAATGTGGCGGCTTTCATGCCGTTTATTGTTGGCATACCATGTTCGTCTTTACCGATTGACTTGACCACAGTTTTCTTATTCTTGAATTTGCCCGTTAGAATCGTATCTCCAATTTCAACCGGGATGGTTATGTCTTCTTTCATTTTACTAGCAGCGGCTCGATATGCAGGATGACTCTTACCGTAGGACAGTGCCGTCTTGACTAAAATCTGTCGGCCGGTTTGAGGGTTTTTGACTCTAGCGTTAGGATCTCTACCAGACCTTTTCTTGCTCGGTGTTTCCGGAGCAGCCTTTTTCGCCCCACTCTTTTTTCCCTTCTCTTGTTTCTTTCTCTTCTCAACTGCCATCCACTGACGCCCTTTGGGGTTCTTAACAGGTTCGTGAGCATGGCGGGTTGCTATCTTCACAACATCCTGTGATAATTGTGGCCCAGAATTATCAACCGTAAGAACGTTCTCTTCACCAAACGCATCAATGAACCGTTGTTGGTTAGCCTTGGTTTGGTGCCACAATCGTTTAACCATATCTGGAGGCAGACTACGTGAGCGGGACGCGTTTCTCTGTTGTGCAATCTCCAATGGAGTGTCAACATAAACCACCTTGACATCATACCCTGCGGCTTCTAACTCTTTCTTGTGATTAGCCACCCTGTCAAAATCTCTTCCGGTACCATCTTCAATCATCCCCAACCGTTCATCTATATATCGCTTTCTTAGATAGTCGGTAACTTTCTTAGCCTTACTTCTAATTGACGTGGGATCGTTGCTAGTTATTTTGTCATACAGTGTCGGATTGGTCTGTTTGATAGCATTCAAGTCAGTTCCATATCCATACTTCTTGAGTAGAAATTCCAACATCCTATCGGAGTTGAGTACCTTCATTCCTGATTCAGTGAATGACGTTCCCTCATCTGGTATCCCAAACAACTTTTGAGCCGCATACGATTTACCAGAACCAGGCCCACCAGCCAACAACACTGCCTTCAATATTCCAGGGTCGTTAACTCCCTCAGTTTTCAAGGCCCGTAAAACTGCTTGGTGGACAGGATGATCTTTGTCGTAAGACAACGCCGTCTTAACCTTAACGAGCCGCTTAGTTTCGGGGTTCATTACTTTCTCGCTACCATACTTCTTAGTA